CGTTTTGAATTATGCAACATCGATAGGTTCACTATTACCATCTCGTTCACAAAAAATTGCACAAAATCAATTGGTTATTGATTTGAAAACAAACAACATATGGAACTCTTTGGACCGTTTGTTTATATTTGTCAATGACATTCCTAATGGTTTTGAGTTTGCAAATATTAACTGGAAAAACCCATCATCATCTGATAATTCATTTGGTGTGAATGGTCCGAATTATGATAACACATATGGTTGGAGTAGTAACGGTTCTAGTAATTATGTTAATACCCGATTTAATCCATCGATTAATGGAACTGCATTTACATCAACAAATAACAGTATTAGTGTTGGATATGATAATATATATTATGGCGGTTCATCTTCGGGTGGTACGGTTTATGGTGCACGAAGTGCTTCAACATCACCAAATCAGATATCATTAATACCTAATTCTGGTGTGTGGAGACATTATGGTGATAATATTAAATTTCCTGATTTATCTGTGGGTACATTATTTCAAATTGCCCGATTGCAAGTTAATTTAACAGGTGGTACGGTAACACAATATCAAAATGGAAATTTGGTGAGAACGGTTGGTTCTGTAACAGGTAGTTCGCCGAACTATATTACATATCTTGGCGCGATAAATAATGATGGTACACCACAGTATAACGGTACAAATAGCATTAAATACTTTGCGGTTGGTAGTTCTTATAATCCAGTGATATTTGACAATATTATTAAAGATTATTTGTCATCATTTACAGATTTTGAAATTGAATACGTCGATATCTTGAATTATGCGAAGTCGTTTAACATGACATTACCAAGTCTTTCGGCTCAGACAATCCAAAATCAATTAATTGTTGATTTGAAAAATGCTGGCATTTGGGATTCTTTGGACCGTTTGTTTGTTTACATTAACGACATCCCTAATGGTTTTCAGTTTGCTGGTATTAACTGGAAAAATCCGACACAAAGTACTGAAGTATCTCTAATATCTAGTCCGACTTACACTAACACATTCGGTTTTGCGCATGATGTTAGTACAGGTGGATATGTTAACACAAACTTTAACCCAGTAACGAACGGTGTTAATTTTACAATTTCGGCAAACACAATATGTGTTGGTTACGACAATACGGTCTTGGAACCATTATCAGGTGGAACTGTTTATGGTTCCAGAACCGCGTCAGGAACTGGTGACCAATTGGTTTTAATTCCGAAATTAGGTACTTGGAGACATGAAAGTGATGCTGGAGCGTTCCCTGATTTTACATCTAATCAATTATCACAAATTGGAAGATTGCAAGTAACATTAACGGGTGGTACTGTTTACCAATATCAGAACTCGGACCTTATACGACAGGTAAATGTTTCATCGCCTGCATTGGCAAACACATCAATATTAAATTGTGCTCTTAGAGAAACTTTTGGTAATAATGTTTTCTATAACGGTCGAAATTATGTTAAATATTTCGCGGTTGGAGCTCCATTTAACGCTGTTACATTCGATGGAATCATCAATACATATTTAACATCAATGTCAAGTTTTGAACCTGAGTATTTGGAAGTTCTTAACTTTGCTGCAAAATCATTCATGCCAATACCAACAAGAACAATTCAGGTTAAACAAAATCAAATTGTTGCTAGTTTAAAATCTTCAGGCATTTGGAACTCACTTGACCGATTCTATGTTTATACAAATGATGCCGTTAATGGGTATTTATTTGCTAGAATAAACTGGAAGAACCCATCATCTACGACAAATGTAACACTCGTTAATATACAATACAATTCAACTTATGGTGTTAGGTCCGAAATTGGTAATACCGGATATGTTAACACAAACTTTAATCCATCAACTAATGGAACCGGATTTACATCTACGGCAAACACAATATGTGTTGGTTATGATAATCTTGTTGGACCATCATCAGGTGGAACTGTGTATGGCGCTCGAGATTGGTCAGACTCGATTGACCAAGTGTCATTAACCACAGGTTCAGGACGATGGTTACATTACGGTGGACCAAGTGATTTCCCAACACTATCCGCAGGAACATTATTACAAGCAGCAAGATTACAAGTAACATTAAGCGGTGAAACAGTATATCAATATCAAAATGGTTCATTAATTCGTACCGTAACACCACTACACATTGGATATTCACCGAATTTAAACATTTATAACTGTGCGGTTAATAATGACGGAACACCGGAATTTAACGGTCAAAATTATGTTAAATATTTTGTTGTTGGAGCACCGTTTAACCCAAGTACTTTTGATGGTATAATGAATACTTATTATTTGTAATCTAAAATTATGAAGTTAGTTTTATGGGCAAATCAAGAAGAATATGATAAATTAAATGGATATACATTTGATAATCAACAACTACAATTTGTTAAAGACGGTTTAGATAGATGGATTGTTAATGTTAGAATTATTGATAACCCTAAATTTATTGAAATTAGAAATGATTTACTTTCATTACCAATTATTGAATATGTAGAACCAATTTATGAAGATGGTGATATTCTTTAATATCTTTTGTCATATTTAGTATTTATATAAAATGGAGTTTAATATTAAGAAAAATTCAACATTACCATTACTGTCGGTTAATTTATACACTGACGGTCGAAATGATTATAATCAATACTCCAATATTTTAACATCATCAACAGTAACATTTACAATGCAAGATGTTGATACTAAAAAAATTAAAATTTCAAATCGACCTGCGAGCGTTGTTTATAATTTAAATAATAGTGAATCTGATTATGAATATTCGATAAACTATGAATTTAACTCTAAGGATGTTAATCAAGTTGGTCGTTATGAAGGATTTTTTAACATTGACACCCCAAGTGGTTTTGCTTTAATACCACTAAGAAACAGATTATATATTAATGTTATTGATTCGTTTATAAGTGTTATTAAAAATTACCCAAGTCGAACACCAACACCTACAAGTACAGTTACTCCAACAGTAACACCTACAAGTACAGTTACCCCAACAGTAACACCAACAGTTACACCTACAAGTACAGTTACCCCAACAGTAACTCCAACAGTTACTCCAACAGTAACATCAACGGTAACTCCAACAGTTACTCCAACGGTAACTCCAACAGTAACATCAACGGTAACTCCAACGGTAACTCCAACGGTAACTCCAACAGTTACTCCAACAGTTACTCCAACAGTTACTCCTACGGTTACACCGACAAACACCGTTACACCTACGGTTACACCAACAGTTACACCTACGGTTACACCAACAAATACTGTAACACCTACGGTTACACCAACAAATACACCTACGGTTACACCAACAAATACACCTACGGTTACACCTACAAATACGGTTACACCAACAGTAACACCTACAAATACGGTTACACCTACGGTTACACCAACAAATACGGTTACACCAACAGTAACACCAACAAATACTGTAACACCTACGGTTACACCAACAATAACACCTACACCAACCTTCGTGTTTAATGGTTTATTGGATGCATTCCCAAGTAGTGCCATGACAGCTTATTCGGTTTCACGTAGATTGACAAGAAACTATATAGGTCCATTAATCGATGTAACGTTTATTAGTGGTGGAACTGAAATTACTGAACCAATATCATTCACACAAAATGAAGTTAATAATGTCTTAGGTACAATCAATATGGATAGATTATCAACAATAGCATCAGGTGCTGATGGTGGTAATGTGTATGTATCAAGACTATATAACCAACTAGATAGTTCTTCGTTTAATTTTGTTCAATCAAGTATTACATCAATGCCATTAATTGCATCTGGAGGTACGTTAATTACATTATCAGGTAGTAATCGATTATCAATGTTTGTAACAGATATAAACCGTTGGATGTCAGGTAACACACCTACAATCAGTGCTCCACAACCAATGACATTCTTTATGGCTGTTGGTGTGACCGGTAACACATTACTAAATTCAATAAGACCTGTAATTGCCAATAATAATTCAAATAGATGGATTGGTATTCGACAAGTTAGTGGTAGTGCACGACATGGTATTCAGTTTAGTTCATCAACAATAGTAACATTGTCAACACCATTATTTCCGAATAATAAAAGTAACTCAACATATGTTTTATTATCAGGTGATGGTACCAGTGCCGAATTATCAATGAACGATTCCGCAATTGGTACCGGAACCAGTCAAGGTCAAAGATTTGTGGTAAACAATAATTTCTTATTTAGATTTGGAACAACAACACCATCATCAGATGCTGGTGTTTATTTGCAAGAAATGATTATTTATAGCGGTGACCAATCGGCAAATAGAACTCAGATATTAACCGCAAACACATTTAGTATTAGTAATTATTATGGAACTGATACACCAACAGTAACTCCATCAGTAACTCCGACAAATACGGTAACACCAACGGTAACTCCGACAAATACGGTAACACCAACAATAACACCTTCAATAACTCCGACAAATACGGTAACACCAACAATAACACCTTCAATAACACCAACTAATACACCTACGGTAACACCAACTAATACGGTAACACCAACAATAACTCCATCAGTAACTCCGACAAATACGGTAACTCCAACAAATACACCTTCGGTAACGCCAACAATAACACCTTCAATAACACCAACTAATACGGTAACTCCAACTGTAACATCGACAGTAACTCCGACACCATCAACAGCGCCATTCGTCGGTATATTAGATACTTACGCAAATAGTGGAACTACCGCATTATCTTATTCTGTTGCAAGAAGATTAACAAGCGGATACACAGGTCCTTTGTTAGAAGTTACTTACATATCGGGAGCAACACAATATAGCGAAGATATTGGTTACACAACAAATGGTTCGGTTAATTTAACAAGATTACAACAAATCGCATCAGGGGCATCGGGCGGTACTATCTATTGTTCAAAAATTTATAATCAAATTGGAACACCAAGTGGATTCACTTATACACAAACTACAATTGCAAACATGCCATTAGTAGCATCGGGTGGAACTGTTTTCACAACAACAGGTGGAACATTTGCATTACGTGTTGTTAAAGACGCAACACCAACAACATCTAATTTACAGACAATGACGATTAATAATAACATTGGTGTTACATCACCTTGGGTTATATTTACATCGTTTAGTACTATTGGTGTTGGTAATGGAACCAGAAATTTATTAACATTTGATAATAGTGGTAATAGACGATTATCAATCGTAAATAACTCCACGTATAGAATTCAAGCAAGATTTAGTTCGACTGCAAATCTAACATTAGGAGCAACAGAATTACCAACTATTAATGGTTCTAATATTATTTCAATTAGAAACTCACCAAGTTTTGACCAAATCTTATATCTTAACAACGTTTATCAAGTAAGTATCGTTGAAAATCAAAATATTGCCGGAAGTGCGCCTCATTGTTTATTTGCACAAAATTCAACAAGCACATCAACAGCATTTGAAGGATTTTTCCAAGAATATTTTATTTTGAATAGTAGTTTAAGTAACGGACAAGTTTCAACAATAACAAACACAATGAATAATTATTATCAGGCATATTAAGAAAAATAAATTATGTTAGTATATGAATTTTTAACACACCAAGACGTAACGAATGCAATTTTAGAAATTGATAAACAACAAAACATTATATTCACATCACCTAATATTCATTGGGTTGGTTATTTTGAATATAATGGAAAATATTACATATCTAACCATCCATCATTTAAATTAAACATTCCCTTGATAGATATCATTTTTGAAGAAGATTCTGAAATATAATCATTCAAAAATTGACATATAGTTAATTATTTTTAATATTTATTGTAAGAAGGCTAATGTCGTGTTGGTACGACAGATAATGTGTCAAACAAAAAATATTATTATGATTAATTCAGAACAAATTGAAGAATTCTTAAAGGGCTCGGACCCTGAGAAGTACATTGTAAGTGTCGAATTTGATTATCAATCAGATTACATTTTTAAAATTATTGAAGACCCCGAAAAGGGTAAAATGGTTAAAAGGGATTCTTTTATACCATTCGCATGGGTAGGTGACCTAAAAGATTTAAATTTCTACCAAAAATCCAAAGCATTACAAAAAGAAGCAATGTCCAAATATGGGATTGTTATCGAAAAATTAAGAACTGATGGTCACGAAAGGCTAGAAAAAGGATTAAACTTTATGGTTAAATCCTTAAAAGGGTATCGGACCCTGATTCAGTTTTTCCGTGATGGTGGTATTGACCCTTGGGGTGAAAAGGCAAAAGAAAAAATACTATTACTACCCCCAATCGAACAGTATTTAATTCAAAAAGAAAAAAGATTATTTAAAGGTTTTGAGTCATACAATGATGTAACAAGATTTGTATTTGACTTAGAGACAACATCATTAGAACCAAAAGACGGTCGAATATTCATGTTCGGATTAAAAACGAATAAAGGGTTTCACAAAGTTATTGAATGTTCAACTGATGAAGAAGAAAAACAAGGTATTATTGATTTTTTCAGATACATTAACGAAATCAAACCTTCAATTATTGTTTCATATAACGGATTTGCGTTTGACTGGTTTTGGATTTTCGAAAGAGCTAAGGCCTTGGGATTAGACATTAAAAAAATATGTCGTTCTTTAAATCCAGAACATAGTATTAAACAAACCAAAGGTATTTTAAAATTGGCCAACGAGGTTGAAGATTATACTCAAACTTCAATTTGGGGTTATAATGTTATTGATGCTTTGCATTCAGTAAGACGTGCTCAGGCAATTAATTCAAACATTAAATCTGCAGGTTTGAAATATATTGTGAAGTATTTGGAAATTGAAGACAAAGACCGTGTTTATATTGGACACGAAGATATTGGGTCGATGTATAAGAAAAAGGAAGAATATTGGTTAAATATTATAAATGGAAAATATAAAAAGGTAGGATTGGACCCAAAATCCGATGAAGTTTGTGGTCGAAGGACAGATATATACATTAAAACAACTGGTGATAATTTGGTTGAAAGATATCTTGATGATGACTTGGAAGAAACACTAAAAGTCGATTCTGAATTTAATCAGGGTTCGTTTTTGTTATCATCATTGGTACCTACCACATATCAAAGAATTGCAACCATGGGAACTGCCACGTTATGGGAGATACAGATGAGGGCGTGGTCTTATAAGTATGGTTTGGCAATTCCCGCTAAATCTGAAAAGACTGATTTTGTCGGTGGGCTTTCTAGGTTATTAAAAGTTGGATATTCAACAGACGTTTTAAAATTAGACTTCAGTTCACTTTACCCATCAATTCAATTAGTACACGATGTATTTCCTGATTGTGATATTACAGGTGCCATGGAAGGTATGTTGAATTATTTTAGAAATACTCGTATTAAATATAAGAATTTAGCATCGGAATATAAAAAGAAAGACCCTGCACTTGCGGCAAATTACGACCGTTTACAATTACCAATTAAAATTTTCATTAACTCATTATTCGGAGCGTTGTCCGCACCTCAAGTTTTTCATTGGGGTGATATGAATCAAGGTGAAAGAATTACTTGTACCGGAAGACAGTATTTAAGACAGATGTTGAAGTTTTTCCAAAACAGAGGTTACACACCTTTGGTTTGCGACACAGACGGCATGAATTTTAGTTTACCACCTGATGGTGTTGATAATAGGAAATATATTGGTAAAGGTAATAATTGGCTGGTTGAAAAGGGAAAAGAGTATACAGGATATGATGCCGACGTTGCAGAATACAATGATATTTTTATGAAAGGCGCGATGGGTCTTGATTGTGATGGTACTTGGGCATCTTGTATAAATTTGTCAAGAAAAAATTATGCAACCTTAGAACATAAAGGTAAAATTAAATTAACTGGTAATACTATTAAATCGAAAAAACTTCCACAATACATTGAAGTTTTTCTTGATAAGGGTATTAAAATGTTATTAGAAGGTAATGGACACGAGTTTGTCGAATGGTATTATGAATACATAGAAAAAATATACAATAAACAAATTCCGTTACAACAAATCGCATCGAGAGCAAAAGTTAAAGTTTCAATTGACGATTATAAAGTCAGATGTACACAAAAGACTAAGTCAGGTGCATTAATGTCTCGACAAGCCCACATGGAACTTGCGATTCGGAATAATTTACATGTTAATTTGGGTGATATTATTATGTATGTTAATAATGGGACCAAAGCATCGCACGGTGACGTTCAGAAAGTTAATAAACCAAAAAAAGGTTGGAATGATGAACAAATACAAACAAACTTTTCAAGTAATGCGGATTATAAAGAAAAAGAAAAATTCCTACTTAAAAATGGTTGGAGTAAATCTTGGTCGGAAGATAACTGGATTCGTAATGACGCAATTAACAGAGAGGCGAATACAGGTGTACCGACTGATGTTGCATATCAAAGGGCTATTGCGGATAAATCAGAATCTTTTATTCAAATTAATTGTTACATGTTAGACCCTTCGGAACTTGAAAAAAACCCTGAAATGTTAGGTGATTATAATGTTCCAAGAGCAATTTCAACGTTCAACAAAAGAATTGAACCTCTTTTGATTGTTTTTGGTGAAGAAGTTAGAAGTACGTTAATTATTGAAAACCCTGAAAACCGCGAGTTTTACACTAAAACACAATGCGAATTAATAAGTGGTCAACCATTTGAGCCTGAAGACCAAGACAGCGTTGAAGATTTATTAACGATTAGTGACGCTGAACTTAAATTCTGGGAAAAAGTTAATATTAGTCCTGACTATATTTATGAATTAGCCGAAGAAGATTGGATGGAAAAAATTTAAATAGTCTTCATTCCATCACTACTTAAAATATACCAACAACCGTTTGTGAAGAATAATTCAATACAAGCACCAACATTTAACTCAACATCATCATACCTTTCATCGATTTTATTAATGTCAGGTATGATGATTGATTTTGTTAAACTTTTAACGATTACGTGTTTTGATTTTTCAGAATTTAAATAAAAATTACAGTTTGGAACATTTTTAATTATAAAAATGTTATTATCACAAGTATGATAGGTTTCATCAGAAATGATATAACCTTTAACTTCTTCAATATTTGTTTGACCGACTATTTTTGTTGAAACTTTATCAATCATATTATATAACATATAAATTGCCAGGAAACGCCCTAAACTTAAGTTGTTTGTTAAGATTTTCAGCAATTAAAGCTTCTTTTTCCATTTGTTTTTCAGGTCGTAATCGTTCCAATCTAGTTTTTAATTCTTCTTCAAGTTTTGCTCTTTCATCTTTAGCCTCAGTTGCTAATGACGAATAATCTAACGTTAATTCAGTATCAGGTGTTTTTATATTACCACTAAATTTACCCCAAATTCTACTTAATGTCTCTTTACAATATGCTGTAAACCATCTTCTTACCCATTGTTGTGCAGGAACATTTAATTCTTGCCACGATAAATTTTCCAAAGGAATATCAGAAGGTAATTTAACGATATCAGGATTGTTAGCTAAACAATCATTTCTGTCACCGTCAATTGTGTCATAATACCAATACCAACATTTATATTGATTAAAAGTGATATTTGAAAAGTCGAATCTACCACCGGGAACATTATATAAATGAACGATTTTTTTTCCGTCAGGTGCTGCCGTAATTCTATATGTAACATCACCAATAATCATTCGTTGTTTTAAATTTCTGTCAGCCATTCTTAAAAGAACATCAAATGCTGGCATCATGAAATAACTACCACCAACACCGAATTGTGAATAACCTGCAGGTCCTCCCAAACCAGTACCACCAAAACCATATGCACCACCCATAAATGGGTCAAAAAACGTATCATTAAGTTCGGCCCTTGTGAACCACATTAATTCATTTATTTCTCGACCTGCAGGTATTTCATACATTTGTTGACGTGGTTTTAATTCAAAATAATCCTTCTTCAATACATAAGGACCCCCCGCCTGCAATCCAACAATTTTAGAATATGCATAGGTATATTGTGTTTCCCAATCTAAACTTCTTGTTATTAAAGCATTTGCAACTGACCGTTCATCAATATTCAAACCATATAATGATGTCCATTGTGATTCTATCAGCCAATCTAATACATATTGTGTATAATCACCAATGGCGAGTTCCATAAGTGAGTCCATTTGTTCATCTTCTAATTCAACACTTCTAACAGGTGCTCCTAGAAGATTTCGTATTCTTCGATAAAGTTTACTTCTTTCGGGTTCTTGAATTATAGCCATTAACTATAAATATCAATAACCTTTAAATTCGCTATCTTTAGAAAAGACGTAATTTCCACCAATGATTTTTGTGTTATCATTATTAAATACGGTTGTGCTTGTTTTATTATTAAATGCTAAAAAATCTGTTTTATATTTTTTCGGAGCACTTGCACCGTACACCATAACCTCAGTTGGTGAGAAATCAACAATGTTTGAAAATGGTTTAATTTGAACCGTCAATCTCTTACCATTAATTTCAACAATAGCATCAACACCGGATATCATATCTTCTTCACTGCCTAAACCACCAATTTTAAAAACATTGTCCGTATTGAATATTTTTTTCAAATCTTCAATTGTACGTTCTTCTCTTTTTTCACCGAGTTTATCACTTTCACCTAATTTTTTATAAATTTCTTGAAATGTTTTTGATGTTTCAAGGTTAAAAATTCGGTCTTTTAATGTATATAGATAACCATTAAATCTATCCACTTCTTCAATTTGTTGCTTTTTATTGTCATGTGAAAATGAAATTGGTTGAATATTCTTAGTTCTTAAGAAGACATTCAAATCATTTATCAATATACAAAACGCGCTGTAATTAGTGTTCATCTTATTTAAAACTGACCGTCCCGGTGTTCCAAAATCGTAAACACCTGACATGGAACCTGGTTCATATTCATTCTTTTCTTTCCAATAATCACTCAAAACTTCCTTCATGATTTGATTTATGTTGTTCATAAATCTATATTTTACTTGTGGATTTATCGAAAACAGTCGATTGAATTGTTTTACTTGTGTTGAGTTGCAACCTGAACTACTTTTTTGTTCTGTTAACAACTCATATATTTTTTTAGATTCGTTCACTTTTTTTATTATTTTTGATTTATATAATTTGTTAACAAATTCCCAATTTACGACTGAAAAAAAATTATCAACATATTCATCTCGTTTGTTTTGATATTTTAAATAATAAGCATGTTCCCACAAATCAAGACCTAATAATGGGTATCCACCGTCTTTAACGACATTCATTAATGGGTTATCTTGGTTTGGTGTTATAACTATCTTTAATTTTTCATTTTTATTCAAGACCAACCAACACCATCCTGACCCAAAATTCGATTTTGATTTATCGATAAATTCTTTTTTAAAGTCTTCATATGAACCAAAATCTTTTATTATTTTTTCTTTAATGGGACCATTAATATTTTGTTTTTTGGGGGATAACATTTTCCAAAATAATGCATGATTAAATGCACCACCAGCATTATTCCTAACAGTTTTATTAAATTTAGAAATTCCTTTAACGATATCTTCAAGGTCTAAATCCGACCCTTTAATATTTTCAATAGCATTATTTAATTTTTCAACATAACCTTTATAGTGTTTGTTGTAATGAATATTCATTGTTTTCGGGTCAATAAACCTTTGAAGTGATGAGTATGAATAGGGTAGTTTATCTATCCCTATTTTTTCCATTTCGTTTAAGATTTCAATTTGTTCCGATTGTATATTTTCTTGTATGGACTCTGAACCATTTATTTTATCTTCAAGTTCACCTATTTCAGATTTTAATTTACTTAACTTCATATTTTGTTTTAGTGATTTATCTATAAATAGATTTTCACGAATAAAACTTACCTTTTTGACATGATTTGGTCCATAATTTCTTGAACGATTACTGCCTTATCAAGATTATCACCCATAACAGTGCTAATATTTTGTTTTTTAATATTAACAATATCATAAATGACCCCCTCAATTGTATTATCAAATATCGGATAATATACGGATACTGAATTTTTTTGACCGTATCTATATGCTCTATCTTCCGCCTGTGCCATATCGCCAGGAACAAATGATAAATCGTTAATGATAACCGCTTCTGCCGCTGTCAATGTTATCCCCACACCCGCGGCTTTCATGTTTCCAATAAACACTTTAACATTATCATCATTCTGAAATCTATCCACAGATTCTTGTCTTTGTTTCGGTGAACATGAACCGTCTAAATAAACAGAGTTTTTTGGATAATGGTTATGTAATGTTTGTAATGATTCAGTAAAGTTAGTAAAAATTATAACTTTTTTATCTTGCTCTAAAATATTATCAATAAGTTCTATTGTTGAATTTATTTTTTCTTTTGCAATAACCTGTCTTACCTTGGTTAATTTTGTAAATTGGACTGTTAATGATGAACTTTCGTCGGGGTTCTTATCATACCAATCATAATACTCACCCATTAATTCTTCATATTCTTTCGATTTCAGTCGTAAGTATACTGGTGTTATTATTTTTTCAGGTAAATCCAAAACATCCGTTTTTAATCTTCTTAATACCTGTCTTGATGTACGGTCTCTTAATTCTTCGAGGTTCGAAGCCCCCGTCACTTTCCAAACTTTTCTATTTCCCACCTTGAACTGATACCCCTCACAGTACCTTATAACATAGGCCATCCAATTTGATGCAACAGGTGATTCAACTAAATCTAATAGATTATAATAATTGATGGGTCTTGATGTCATCGGTGTACCCGTTAGCAACCAAAGTCTGTCAATGTCTTTAACGAAATCATTAATTAATTTAGTTCTTTGTGCTGACTTATTGGATATATAATGAGCTTCATCAATAATAACGAGGTCAAAATTGCTTTTTAAAATTTGTGAATTTTCCCTGTCTTTTGGGTCATGAAAGTTTTTAATGATATCATAATTCACAATTACATAATCAGCATCTTCATATTTTTTACCATCACAAATAAATGTCGACCTATTAGTATAATTTTGAATTTCTCTTTGCCAATTTATCTTTAAGGATGCCGGACAGATAATTAAGATTTTTTTCGCTTCAGTTTCCAATGATGCAACAACAGTCGATGTTGTATTATGTGTTACAATTGCGTGTTCCGCAACATATAATTTATCTGGTGAGTCAACGGAAATACACGTGCATTCATTTTCACCATATTTTTCAATATTAGTAATATACCGGCCAGTTGGGTATTTTTTCGGTTCATTATATCTTTCAGATTTTCTTTTTAACCTAAAAGGGTTCATACCTGATGGTAGTTTAATGTTTACACGATAAGAAATGTTACATTCAATTTTTTTACCATCTTTTTTATAAAAACTACGTCTTGATTTCTTCCGTGCAATACCCCCTAATGTTTGAACAATTTCACAAACATCGTCACAAAGTTTTTCAGATATTGTACTAAATTCGGTACCATTAAAATTCCCATTTTTAGAAATCATACAATGTCCATCAGTATCCATTAATCCTTGCAAAATTGCAAGTCGATTTTCGACCGAAGTATATTTGTATATATTGGGTATGAATTTATTATAGGAACGACAACCTATTAATTTAAGATTATCTAATTCTTTTTTCAGTTTAATTTTACCCCCCAATAAACCTTTACCGGATTTTATAGGACTTAAATTAAACTTACCAAATAATTCATCATAATCATATTCACTTACAACTAAAAAACATGTCCCATATTTATTAATATGTCCATCACCTAAGGACAATCCTAATAAATACGGGTCAATCGGTAATGTATTATTGCATTCAAATTGTATTGGTTCAACCATTGGTATCTGCCATTTATTATTCCCATTTGGTGATTTATAATGGGTTTCAACATCATATTCTTTATTTTTATTATGTTCAGTACCTTTTATTTTTATCTTACCACCATCATACATTTGTTTTGTTGATAAAACTAATGATTTTTTTCGTCTTTCATTATTTCTGTTTTTACCATAATTAGGTGATGATACTGACCATAAATGAACGTCGTCTGTTATAATATAAAAACCGTCATTAAATGTTACTTTATACGTTTCTTTTTTTCCTTGGGGAAAAACACCAATAACTTTGGTTGGTTTTCCATTGGACCCAATTATAGTGTCACCAACAACGATTTCACCTATTTTTTTGGTGCCTGAGGGTGTATAAATTAACGTATTATTTTGCAGACCTTTACCCAAACCCATATCGTCCGCCAAAATAAATCTTTTAGACCTGACTAACTTTTCAACGGCTTCTACTTGGTGGGATAATAATGGTCGATTCGAATATTTCGAATAATCTATTTCTTTATAATATTGTTCAGGGTTTTTTATAACGGCAACTTTAGGTAACCAAAATTCGGAAAGAGGTTCACTTTCAAAAAATTTACCCCATATATGATAACTTTTATCTTTCTCGACTAAAAGTTTTTCCACCCAAACTTTTTTTGGGGGTTCAGTGTATAATTTTTCATTTGCAATTTTTTCCGAAAAGTAACTATCCAACTCGACCCATTTTTTAGCAACTTTCGGTGTTGTATTGTAATTGTTAATTATGTATTCACTTTGACTTCTTGTTGGTATTCCTTTTTTATTTGGTAAGAAAATTGATTTTAATTTTAATATGTAGTTATTAGCACCTTCATATGAATGAAGAATGTCAAGAGCTTTTTGTTCTATTAGAATTGAATTTGTCAAAATAATATTATTGGTAATAATAGTCAAAATTTAGATATTTATCAATAATGATGACGAATAGAATTCCAATAACTCGACTTTCAAAGTTTTTTGGTGAAAAAGATTTTGATTTAAATATATCAATTGGTGAAGAATGGTTAATGGGTGATATGAATTTTACGGTGGTTTTATATCGTGTTGACCGACTTAAAACAAATCAAGATGATGTTTATGGTGAGGCATTAACAAATTCTATATCATATTTACCACCTGTTGAAATTAAAGCATACATAAAAATTGAGTCTCCAACTCAGCCGACTTTTGGTAATTCTAATTTATCACAATCTGAGCCCGGAAATTTGATAATGAGTGTCTATTTAAAAACACTTCAAGATGAAGGAATTGAAATTAATTATGGTGATTATATTGGATATCCTGAAACTGAAAATAGAATGAGGTATTATTCGGTGTCCGACGATGGGAGGGTTACATCTGACAATAAACATACTTACGGTGGATATAAACCATTTTATAGAACAATAGTTTGTACACCTGTTAGTGAAGACGAATTTAATGGATTATAATGGCATTACCTAAAAAAAATGTAAAAAATATAAAATTAACCCCAACTAAGATATTACAAGAAAGACGGGATGAACTTTTGGAAGATATTCAAAAGAATGGAACTTATTTGCCAAAAGGGATTTATCATTCAGATTTGGATAGGGGGATGCTAGATTTTGTTCGAGACACTTTGGGTATATCTGTTGATGGAAAATTAATAAATACTGTTGATGTTATTATCACAACACAAAATTGGTCACAGTTTACACAAACTTGGAATTTTCAAGATTTAGATAATAATCTTAAACCTCCTTTTATCGCAACCGTTCGTAAACCTGAAACACCTTATGGAACAAATCAAGGTACAAGTTTTAAAATACCGGGAAGACCAACATTTCAATACGCACTAATACCGACATTCGACGGTGCTAGAAATGGATATGATGTTTATAAAATACCACAACCGACACCTGTTGATATAACATATGAAGTAAAAATATTTACAAATAGAATGCGAGAAATAAACGCGTTTAACAAAAAGGTTTTGGAAACTTTCGGTTCTAAACAACATTACACACAAATTAATGGTAGATATCTGCCAATAATAATGGAAAATATAACAGATAATTCGGTAACTGAATTACAAAAAAGAAGATATTATATTCAAACATATACTTTTAAAATGTTGGGGGTTTTGCTCGATGAAGAACAATTTGAAATATCACCGGCAGTTTCAAGGGTTTTAACTATGTTAGATGTTAGTACTAAAACACGAAAAAAAAGAGCCAAGTCTTTACAACCAAATGAAAATACGGTACCAGGTTTATATCAATTTGTAAGCGGAAATACACAACTAATTGATACTATTTATTTAAATTATGATTATAATTTCATCGAATCAAATAATGTATCATCTTTCGACGTTTACATCAATAACAACTATATTGGTTCGAATGTTAATTACTTCCAAGTAAATTCGGGTGACATAATTAAGATAATTGTTACCAAAGATAATATCAATGAATTATCTACAATATTGTTTAATACAATATTAATCTAAGGGTTCACCGTAGATATCGGTTTTAACCACACAATTATCTAGAATTAATTTTTCTAAAAAACCGTAGATTTTATATCCACGCTTATCACAATAAGATTTTAATAACTTATGTGACGATTCAGATATTTTAATGTTTTTTATTTTTTTTGGTTCTTTTTTCATAAGTAAGAAAAAAGGTAGAATTTATTCATACCACTATATAAATATACTTCCTATAAAAAGTTTTTTGGAAAAATCAAGAATATTTATGTATAAAATAAAAAATTAATTAAATAAGAAATAATGGCAACATCCAATAAAGTTTTCGTTTCACCAGGAGTATATACTTCTGAACGTGATTTATCATTTGTAGCCCAAAGTGTTGGTGTAACAACATTAGGGATTGTAGGAGAAACTTTGAAAGGTCCGGCTTTTGAGCCAATCTTTATCACAAGTTTTGATGAATTTCAAACAATTTTTGGTGGTACATCCCCCGAGAAATTTGTTAATACTCAAATACCAAAATATGAGGCTGCATATATTGCGAAATCATATTTACAACAATCAAATCAATTATTTGTATCAAGAATTTTAGGACTTTCAGGTTATGATGCGGGACCGTCTTGGAGTATCACATCTGTTGCAAATGTTAGTGGTGGTTCAGTTTCACAAAATACTTCGGTTCCTTCTGTCGTTGTGACTTTCACAGGAACTACGGGTGGAACAAGTACTGTTACATTCGGTTCATTTGCATCAACTTTATTTGGTAATGTTGTTTCAAATAGTCAAACATTAAACGATGGTACAACAACAACCATCAATAACAAGTTACAAACATTTATTTCAGGTGTTATATCTTCAAATTCAACAAGTGCAAATACAGCATATGTTTTCGGTACTTTACCAGATGCGAATTATAACTCATTAACAGGTGCAGGATATACTAACGTAACAAATGTTTACGACGTTCCGTCTTTGAAAAATAGTTTAACTACATATTCAAGTAGAGAAAACGACGCTTGGTATTACGCACAATTTAATTTAGTATCAGGTAACGCATATTCAGGATATTCATTTTCAACAAGAATTAACACTTTAACAGGTAGTTCGGTTGGTCAATATTCAGGTTCAGTAACCGTATCGGCGTTTACACAAGTCGGAACTGCCTATACTGAATATAATAATGTTGTTTTAGCAACTTTACGTTCAAGAGGTATTTCGCCTTATTCGGATTCAACTAACCCTGATTTTCAAGTTACGGGTTTAACCAATGTAAGATTAAACTTAACGGGTGTTTACTCGGGAGCGACCAAATCACCATATTCGCAATTTAGTGTGTCAGGTATCACTTATGAAAATGACACGTTTGAATTTACAACATCATTAGACGTATCAGACGCTAATTATATTTCAAAAGTTTTTGGAAAATCCAACTTTGGTAAAAGTAGAACTGAAGTTCCTTTATTTGTTGAAGAACAATTTAACAATATGTTAAATTACGGATATAGCATGGGATACATTCGTGGTATTAATAGCACTTTAAAGGCATTACCATCAGCACAAAATGATAATGGTACTAACACTTCAATTGGTTGGTATTTAGAGCAATACCAAACACCGGAAACCCCATATGTTGTATCTGAATTACGTGGTAATACCGTTTATGATTTGTTTAAATTTATTTCAATATCTGACGGTAATTCAGCAAACAGAGAAATAAAAATATCTATTTTAAATGTGTCATTTAATAATGGAACTTTTGATGTTGGTATTCGTGATTTTAATGATACCGATTCAAACCCAGTGTTCCTTGAAAAATTCACAAATTGTTCTATGAACCCTGGTAATAATAGTTTTATCGGTGTTAAAATCGGAACTAGTGATGGCGAATATCAAGTAAGGTCTAAATTTGTAATGTTGGAACTAAATCCAGACGCACCTATTGATGCACTTCCTTGTGGTTTTAGAGGTTATCCTTTGAGAACATATAATGGGGTTAATTCACCATTCCCTGTCTATAAGACTAAATACGATACAGCTGGTGATAATACTTTCTATCCACCGTTCGGTACACAACAAGTTAGTGGTGGTGATAAGGTTAACAGAACATACTTAGGTATTTCAAACATTGTTGGTATAGACCAAGAATATTTTGATTATAAAGGTAAGCAAAATCCATCTGATTTAGCAACAGCAACATCATCATCTGAATGGGCATTCTTGTCTAAGGGTTATCATTTGGATTCAGGAGCAACCGTTGTTACTATTTCATCATCTTATAGTACTTCGGGTACATCAGCATTCGAAGTTGGTGACGCATCATTTAATTCCGAACCAACAGACAGTACAAGTCCGTATTATAGATTGAACGCTAGAAAATTCACTTTGGTACCTGCCGGTGGATTTGATGGTTGGGACATCTACAGAGAGTATAGAACAAATGGCGATAATTTTATTATTGGTGGTTCAGGTTTCTTAAAAGGTTTTGCACCAACAACACAATTCCCAAGTGCAACAGGTTGGGGAGCGTTTAAGAAAATTGCGGTCGATGGAAACACATCAGATTGGGCAAATACTGATTATTACGCATATTTGAAAGGTCAAAAAACTTTTGAAAACCCTGAAGCGGTTAACATTAATATATTCGTAACACCGGGTATTGATTTTGTTAATAATTCTAACTTGGTTGAAGACGCTATCGATATGGTTGAAAATGATAGAGCAGACTCATTATATATCATGACATGTCCTGATTATAACATGTTTGTTCCAAATACAACAGGTACTGATGACTTGATATATCCACAAGAATCTGTCGATAATTTAGAATCAACAGGTATTGACTCTAACTACACGGCAACTTACTATCCTTGGGTATTAACAAGAGATACTGTTAATAATACACAAATTTATCTTCCACCAACCGCGGAAGTTTGTAAAAATATCGCATTGACAGATAACATCGCATTCCCTTGGTTCGCATCTGCGGGATACACCAGAGGTATTGTAAATTCAATCAAGGCAAGAAAAAAATTAACACAAACCGATAGAGATATTCTTTATCAAGGTCATATCAACCCAATTGCGACTTTTTCAGATGTTGGAACTCTTATTTGGGGTAATAAAACAACACAAGTTGCGGAATCGGCACTTGACAGAATTAACGTTAGAAGATTGTTACTACAAGCTCGTAAATTAATTTCAGCAGTTGCAATTAGATTGTTATTTGAACAAAACGATGATAAAGTTAGACAAGATTTCTTGGATTCTGTTAATCCGATATTGGATTCAATAAGAAGAGACCGTGGTTTAATTGATTTCAGGGTTGTTGTTACAAATACACCTGAAGATTTGGACCGTAATCAAATGACCGGTAAGATTTATTTGAAACCAACAAAGGCATTAGAATATATCGATATCGAATTCTTGATAACACCTTCAGGAGCATCTTTCGAAAATATTTAATAAACAATAAAGGAAGAGGTGAATTAAACCTCTTCCTTTTTATATTTAAAATAAAAGAAATTATGAAATTCAATAAAAAAACATTATTTGAAAATTTAAACATTAAAACTGATGGGAAAAAAACCTATGCAGAAAAACCACAATCAATAATCGTATCTGAATCACAATTAGAACGAATTATCTTAAAAATATCAAAAAAGAAATGAATTTAAAAAAAATTCTTAGACACCATATTTTACAAGTGTCGGAAGGTTTTGACCCAAACAGAATGCCCGACCACAAATATTACGCGTTTGACTGGGACGATAATGTTATGAATATGCCCACGAAAATAATTGTTGAAGATGATAACGGAAATGAAGTTGAAATGTCCACCGATGATTTTGCCGAATATAGACATGAATTAGGTAAAAAACCATTTACATATAATGGTAAAACAATTGTTGGATACGCACCTGAACCTTTTAGAAATTTTAGGACAAAAGGTGATGTTGCCTTTTTGAAAGACATTATGTCAGCCGGTTTTGGTCCATCATGGAATGATTTTGTTGAATGTATTAACGGTGGGTCGATATTTGCCATCATCACAGCTCGCGGACACAACCCAGACGTATTAAAACAGGCCGTATATAAACTTATCAATAACGATATTGGTGGTATAGACCGAGAAAAATTGGTTCAGTCATTAAAAGATTACCGTGAAATTGCTGGTGAAGATATTAAAGATGATGATACCATGATTAAAGAATATTTGAACATGTGTCGTTTTCATCCTGTATCCTTCGGTGAAGGAAGTGCTGCCAACCCTGAAGAAGGTAAAGTCAACGCTTTAAGAGAATTTATATCATATGTTAAATTGTTATCACAAGAACTAGGTGGTAAAGTGTTGTTTAAAAATGATATTAAAAATAATTTTGTGGTCCCAAAGATAGGGTTTTCGGATGACGATGAAAAAAATATTGAAAAAATTAAAGATTTCTTAAATAAAGAATTTGGCCTAGAGCAACCAGTCCAGACTTATTTAACTAAATCAAATACAAAAATAAAATATTAAATTAATGTATTAAATAATATATAATTATAATAACCTAGAATTCCTAGTAAATATAGAATAAAAAAATCTAATAGTCAATATTTATTAATAAAATAAACTTAAAAAATAAAAAACAACAATACACATGGCTGATTTATTAATGAAAATGCCCGACCCATACGAACCAAAATTAACCAACCGATTTATTTTGACGTTTCCATCAACATTGGGTATAAATTCTTGGTATGTTGAATCAACATCGAGACCTAAAATTACAATTTCTTCTAAAGATATTCCTTTTTTAAATACTAAAACGTATGTTGCAACATCATTTGAGTGGGGAACCATTGGTGTTACATTTAGAGACCCTATTGGTCCATCAGCGGCTCAAGCTTTGATGGAGTGGGTTCGTTTACATGCTGAGTCAGTAACAGGTAGAATGGGGTATGCTGCGGGATATAAGAAAGATATTTCATTAGAACTATTAGACCCGTCGGGAGTTGCGGTTGAAAAATGGATACTTCAAGGATGTTTCCTAACTGATGCCGATTTTCAATCCTTAAGTTATGGGACTTCAGATTTGGCTAAAGTTGCCGTAACATTACGTCCTGATAGATGTATATTAGTATATTAAGTTAGCTCAACACCCTTTACAACCAAAAGAAAAGTTCATATATTTATTTATATGGACTTTTCTTTTTTTAGGGAAAATAATAAATCGGGATATAAGACAAATGAAAAATGGTTGTCAACAAATTACCCTGAGCTTTATTATAAGATAATTAAACATTCTGAAAATATTGACATTCCATTCAAAGAAAAAATTATATTTTTCTATTTGAATATTAAAAAACGACCAAAATGTTTGAATTGTGACAATAATGTTAAGTTTAGAAACAGACTGGACAATCCTTATGGTGAGTTTTGTTCAATTCAATGTTTTAATAAAAATAAGGATGAAATGATTAATAGGATTAAGGCTGCCAATAACATTAAATATGGCGTGGATTATTATCCACAAGACAAAGACTTTATTCAGAAAGTTAAGAAGACTAAAAAAGATAGATATGGTGATGAAAATTATATTAACATCGAAAAGAGTAAATTGACAAGATTAAATAAATATGGTGACCAACATTATAACAATATTGATAAGCAAAAATCTACGAATTTAATTAAATACGGTTGTGATAATGTATCCAAGAGTGATTTTTTCAAGGAACATATTGATAAAAAATATCGGGAGTTATATAGTCGTTACGATATTATAAACATCACAAAAGAGTATGTTAATGTTAAATGTAAAAAATGTGGTAACACATCAAATATACATAAACAATTAATGTATGAGAGATATAAATCAAACCATGATGTTTGTTTAATATGTAATCCTTTGGGACAATCAAACAAAAGTAAATCTGAAGATGAAATATTTAATTTTTTATCCGAATATACTAATAATGTCAAACAAAGAGTTAAAGTCGGTGGAGTTGAGATTGATATATTGGTTGATGATAAAATTGGTATAGAATTTAACGGATTGTGGTGGCATAATGAATTACATAAGTCAAATACATTTCATTTAAGTAAAACAAATATTTGTAATCAAAATAATATAAGTCTGATACACATTTTTGAGGATGAATGGTTATATAAAAAAGACATTGTTAAATCAATTTTATTAAACAGACTTGGGTTTAGAAGGGAAAAAATTTACGGTAGAAAATGTGAGTTACGATATGTTTCATCAATTGAAAGCGACAATTTTTTAAATCAAAACCACATACAAGGTTCTGTTAAATCATCAGTTAGAATAGGTGCGTTCTATAATAACGAAATGGTTTCACTTATAACCTTTTCAAAGGGTCGAATTTTAATGGGTGGTAAAAAGGATGAATGGGAATTAAATCGATTCTGTAATAAGAAAAATATGAGCGTTATTGGTGTTTTTAGTAAAATGATGAAAAAATTTAACGAAGAACACAATCCGACTAAAATAGTTTCATATTCAGATATACGATTATTTGATGGTAATTTGTATGAAAAAAATAATTTTACAAAGATATCCACATCTAGACCAAATTATTGGTATGTTGTTGGCGATGTTAGAAGACATAGGTTTCACTATCGAAAATCTAAGTTAGTTAAAGATGGGTTTGACCCAAATAGTACTGAAAAAGAAATAATGTTTAATCGAAAGATTTATCGTATATATGATTGTGGTAATATCAGATGGGAGTATAATTTACAAAATAAAAATCAATAGTATATTTAGAATAATATGAATCATATACAAGATTACGGACAAAATAATTTTAATCTACCACACGATGTAGTACCATTACCATCACAGGGGTTTTTATATAAAAACAAAAAAAAGACAATTAAAGTTGGATATTTAACGGCTCAGGATGAAAATTTGCTGATGTCCAATAATATGGATAATAATAATATTATTACACAATTATTAAGGTCTAAAATATTTGAACCTGACATGAAGATTGATGATATGTTATCTGGTGACGTTGAGGCGGTTTTATTGTTTCTTCGAAACACAGCGTTTGGTCCAAAATATGAAGTATCAACATTTGACCCTAAAACTGGTGAACGATTTACAGCAAATATCGACTTATCGGAATTAAATATTAAAAAAATCGATGTTTACCCAAATGAACAGGGGTTATACACAACTGAATTACCGGCAACAGGTGATGAGGTTACTTTGAGATTGATGACTTATGGTGAAGAATTAAATTTTGATAAAGAAATGTCACTATACCCAAAAGGGATTACTGCGCCAATTATTACCAATAAATTGGATAAACATATTGTAGCGATAAATGGTCTTGAGGACAGATTAAAAATTAGTGAGTATATTAATCGAATGGTTATATCAGATTCAAAATATATTAGGAAGTTTTTAAAGGATGTTGAACCAAGGTTAGATTTAATGAAAAAAGTACAAACCCCGTCAGGAGAAATGATTGACATTAATGTCAATTTTGGGGTGGAATTTTTTCGTCCTTTCTTCAGTTTATAAAAAAGTATTGTTAGATGAAATATTTTATCTTGTAAAACAAGGTTTTAATTATTCAGATTTGATGATTATGCCGACCTATGAAAGAAAATATTTCTTAGGGAAAGTTATTGAATCTTTTGACCAGATTCGTGAGGTTAATGAAAAACAATAATTAAGTATTTATTGTTATGATGATGCAAGATAATAATACCGTGCAGGATGCAGCAAATGCAGCTGGTGGGTTGGCAAGTCAATTAGAAAATGCTGTTAAATCTTTTAATGAAATGAAAGGTGTTGCAGGTACTCTATCTGCTAATATCAAGGATAACGTTGATAGAGTTTCTATTTTTGAAACCAAACTAATATCTTCTTCAAGAAGTCTAGGTCAAGGTGCTGTATTTGCAAAATCAATGGAAAATGAGCTCGGTAGAGCTTCGGTTAATGTTGTTAAAATGGGTGGTGATATGAACTCAGTATTAACTACATTTGAAAAAGTGCAGGACACATTGGGTAGGACTGTTTTTTTATCACAACAATTTTATGAAAATGCCTTTGCATTACAACGGGTTGGTGTTGATTCGAAAACCATAGAAACGTTTGCCAAATTTTTTGACACCGTTGGAGGTGGGTTTCGACGCTCAACAGAACAACAAATTGAACTTGTTAATCAGGCTAAAAGTTATGGGTTAAACGTTGGTCAGTTTTTGGGTTCTGTCGGTGATAAGTTACAACTTATAAATAAATTTGGATTTCCGAATGGAATAAAAGATTTATCAGAAATGATTGCCAAATCACAAGTGTTAGGTAATACTTTGGATGTTGCACAAGGATTGGCGGACCAAATTATGGATAGTCCTGAAAGGGCATATGAGTTTGCCGCTCAATTACAAACAATAGGAGGTTCATTTGGTCAATTAGGTGATGGTGCACAATTATTATATATGGCTCAAAATGATTTGTCAGGTCTTAATGACCAAATCATTAACGCAACAAGAGGATTGGCAACATTTAACAAAGAATCGGGTCAATTTGAAATAAGTGCAAATGAAAGATTAAGATTAAGAGCGGTGAACAAAATTGGTTTAGATTCTAAGGCAATTGAAGAAGCTGCATTAAGATTGGCAAAACAAGAAAAAGTATTATCCGAATTAAATCTAAATACGGCCTTTACGGGTCTCGACGAAGAACAGAAAAGAGTTTTGGCAAATTTTGCCGAAATCGGTAAGGGTGGTGAGATAACAATTAAGGGTGATAGAATAGATAAAGTAAATGCTGATGAAGTTAAAAAAGTTTTAGCCACCATACAAGGTTCGGGAAGTGAATTATCGAATAGTACTGATGAAAATGTTAAGTCCTTACAAAGGAATTTATCAGCAACGGAAAGTGTAACGCTTGAAATGAATTTACTTAAGGAAACTTTGGCTCTAACGGTATTAAATACCGGCGATTTTTCAAAGTCTCTTGAAACCGCTGCCAGTATAATAACTAATATCCAAAGTGGTGCTCGGGGGGTTATTGAAAAGGGTGGTGGGGAAGCTTTAAATATATTATCAAATCCAATATCACGACTAAGTGATAATGTCGAATTATTATCTAAACAATTAAAAGGACCAACGGCACAAGCATCAAAAGTTCAAATAGAATCATCAACTCCGATAAAAATAGAATTGGGAAATTCTTTTAATTTGAGTAGCGTTGTACAATCAGAATTGGGTAGATTAATCACTAAGGTTGTGGAAGAAAAAGTTGTGGATAGTGTTAAATCCGAATTGGATAAGCGTGGTGGATTAGGTCAACCCTACACAACCAAATAAAAAAAGAAGAACCAATCTATTTATATAGAAATAGATAATCAATGGCAACAAGTCCACTTTCGTTTTCGGCAACAGAACAATTTAGAAAAAAATTAATGACATCTAACTTGGAGCCTTATTATGTTAAGGATTCGAGTTCTCCGCAAATCAGTAAGGCGGATGTTGGTACCAAAGAAACTGAATGGATTGATATTCCATTGGTAAATCAGATTGATTTATCTGAATCGGGGGTACTTGAAAAAATTAAATTAAATACGATTAACCAATATGGTCCTGATAATGGTTTCGGTAAACCATATAACGTATTTGTTGTTCAGGGACAACCAAATCAAGGTGAGTTTGAATACAATACCGATGAGACTAAAAAGTTGGCAGAATCATATCAAACACAAAAAGAGCTATTGGTTTTAAATCAATATGGACCACAAAACGGGTGGTCGGATTCTGCAAGTCAATTAAATGTTAATATTCGACAAACAGCGATTAGGGATGAGTATTTTACATTTGTACCATCATCATATAATTCGGGTGAAATTTTATTAAATACAAATCCGGTTGGTTCTGACGGTTCATTATCGCAAGATTCAGCATTGGCTCAAATCAGTGCTACTAATCTAAAAAGATTATTTGAAGAATCGATTGCCCTTGAAATATATCAAGAAACTGTTGGACGTGCAAATGCATTGCAGGCAATTAACGACCCCTACACTGGTCTAAAAATTGCGACAGGTAACGCGAGTTTGATAGAGCCTGATTGGAATGTAACTGTTACAGATGGAATTGTTGGTAAAACATATGATTTAGTTTCAAGAATTTCTGGTATTTATTCACCATATTCGACAATACCTGGCGATTATTTTAACCAAGTAAAACCTAAAAATTTAATAAATCAGACAGTCAACGCGGTTGCAGGGTTATTTGGGTTTCCAAATGTTTTACCTGAAAGAAAATCTTCTTCGGATATTTTTTTGGCAAACACAGGTGGTGGAACACGACGAGCATTATTTGGATTATTAGATTTAAATAAATTTACACCTGACTATCGAGCAAATTTTGTCGGTTCTTTAAATCTAAGAGCCCCTAAACCAAATTATTATATAGGTAGTAGAACGTCAGAACCTTTAGACATAGTATCTCCATCAGGTCAAGTACCGGTTGATGAGTTCGGTGTTGAGTCTCAAACTTCGGTGTATGGTAATGGTGTCTTAGGTGATTTATATGAAAACGAAACCAAATTCCAATTTGGACTAGGAAGTGTTGACACAACTGATGGTGGTGGATTACAAGGTGGATTCACATGGGTATCTCCAAAATATAAAGGAAACGCTGGTTTTAATGTTGGTAAAGGTGGTGACCCGAAAGGTCAAAATGTTAATTATCCAACAATATCATCACAATATACCAAAACAGAATCAACTGATTATGTCTTAAAAAAAGGGTCAATATTAGACGATACGCAAAGAATTATAAATTCACAACCAAATGGTGGTAAAAGATTACAACACGTCGGAAACGCTATTGACCAAACGTCTAAAGTATTTAACGATGGGTACCGTGAAATTACTAAGGGCTCGAGGGTTATTAGATATGTGGATAATAATGGAATATTTAAAGGGGAAGAATATGGTCGTGTTTTTGCCAAAGATATACCATTTTATACTAATTTAAATTTACAAAAGACAGATGGTAATATTAGGAAAAACCCTTACTCTATTTTGGACAAAACATATAATTTAAATATTTACCCAACTTCGGGACCCGATTCGACAACTATCGTTGGCGGTCAGGTTAAGAAATATATGTTATCTTTGGAAAACTTGGCGTGGAGAACATCACGAAGACCTGGGTTGAGATACAGTGATTTACCTGAATCTGAAAAAGGACCGAATGGGGGTCGAATAATGTGGTTCCCACCATATGATGTTACGTTTAGTGAAAACAATACGGTTAATTGGGAAGGAAATGAGTTTTTAGGGAGACCCGAAGCGATTTATACTTATCGTGGTACACAACGTGGGGGTTCATTAAGTTTTAAAATTATTGTGGACCATCCATCAGTTATGAATTTGGTTGTTAATAGGGTATTGGCAAATGCGAATTCAAACGAATTAACTGATGGTGTTTTAAATTCGTTCTTTGCCGGATTAACAAAATTTGACATTTATGAATTGGCGAAAAGATATAATAATTTTTCACTGACTGAATTATCACAAATACAAAACACAATCAATAATTCAAGCAATAAAGAGAAAATTAAAGATGTTATAAATAATAATTTAAACAAAGGTGGGGATGGTGCTGGTGGAAGTATGGAATCAAATTCAAATGTCGGATTGCAAAACTATATCCCACAATTAACATCATATAAATCTTCTGAATTTTATTTTGATTATAACCAAGGAGGTGGTGAAAATTATTCAAACTCACTTGTTGTGTATCAAAACAATGTTTTTTATTCGTCAATAACATCTTCATTGCAAACACAAATAAGTGGTGCGTATTCAAAATTGGAAGAAATGTGTAACAGTATTAATAGTCTGTTATCAAGTAATAATAATGTTACAATACAGATACGAATAAAATCAAACACGTCTTACAATGAGAGTGCGTCTGTTAAATCTGATAGAAATACTTGTATTGAGGAAACCATAAAATTATTAACAAACAATTCAGACAGGGTTGTTATTAAAAAAATAGAAGGAAGTAGTAATGACATCATTGAACCACAAGGATATAACTGTGGGGCCCAAACAACTAATAACTATGATGTTGGTCCTGTGGGTTGTCGTAGGGTAATCATCGAAGACATCATTGAAACACCATTACCCAATTTAAAAAATCCAAATGGTGGTGTTAATACAAATATCGATGATATTGTTAATAACACAACTGGTGTTGTTAATAATTTAGTGAATTCACAATTTAACACAAATTCTGACACTACAAGTACAATATCAAAACAAGTTATTAGAAAATTATTATCTGAGGCTGATTATTTTCAGTTCGTTAAAGAAACCAATCCGTTTGTTTATGATTCCCTAAGAGAAAAGTTAAAATATTTCCACCCTGCATTCCATTCAATGACACCCGAAGGTTTAAATGAAAGGTTGACATTTTTATTACAATGTACCAGACCTGGTGATACAATACCGACTAAAAAGGCGGATGGAACATTTATTGATAAGGATGCTAGAAATACAGGGTTTGGAGCACCTCCGGTGTGTGTTTTAAGAATCGGGGATTTTTATCATTCTAAAGTTATCATTGATAGTATTAATTTTCAATATGAGGATAATAAATTTGATTTAAACCCTGAAGGTATTGGTGTTCAACCTATGATTGCGAGCGTATCAATAAGTTTTAAATTTATTGGAGGTCAAAGTTTAAAAGGTCCTATTGAAGAATTGCAAAATGCGTTATCATTTAATTTCTTTGCGAATACCGAAATGTATGATGAAAGGGCAACAGTTACAGATATATCTGCATATAATAAAGAATTCATCGATAAAACTGAACCAACGGGTGATACTATTAAAAATGCAAATACTAATTTGCAAAATGAGGGTGGTACTTTAATTGGTGATATTGACGGTAATTTTACCGCTAGTGGTACCGCGGCTAATAATTCTTATGAAATATTGTTTAAAGATTTAATTACAAATTTTGAACCAATTGAAAATGGTATGTATGACAAATTAAAAGAATTAACCGAAAATTATAATTCGGCTCTTCTTAAGTTGTACACGAAAGATAGGGATTTTAAAACGGGTTTGTTGGATGAATTTGGCGCTGGAAAAACTGTTAATATTTTTGGTAAATCATCATACGTTGATAAAGTATCGCAAGTGTTTACGGACATTATTACGGATATCGATGATAATAATTTAACAATATTATCAAATATGTTGTCAGGATATAAATTCCCGACATCACAACAAAATGTTTTTAAACAACAACTTAAAGATTTGGTTAACAATAAAAAGACAGATTTTTTAAATGGTCTTACAACAATAACAAATGATTTAAGTACATCACAATTAAAAATAGTTAGAACAATTGATAAGATTAATTATGTTTTACAATCATTAGATGGGTATATAGACAAGAGGGGTAATCCTCAAATTTATGATGCACAAAGTGGTGAAACAATAACCGGACTTTTGAATGATTCGACAAAGATAGTAGAATCTTTAAACAGTATAATAACATATTATTCGGAAATTAATATAATCACCGATGATTATAATAACGACCAATCGTACACACTATTAGGGGGGTCGTTTAATGTAACTGCAGATATGAGGTTTTATTTGATATTTGGATATGATTTGACAAATAATTATAAAGAATTGGAAACAAAATGTGTTGGTGTGTTATCGTCAGATAACAATTGGAAAAAATTTATAGAAACCGATTTGAATAAATATTATAGAGAACCTGCGATACTTGAAAGAAAATTAATATTGGCGAAGTTTAAAGAATATAAGGATTATAAATCTAAATTTAGTAAATGGTTACCTAACGATTGGAATCAATTAAACAAAAAAGACAGAAAAAATAGTTTGGTTTTAAAATCATCCCCAAGCAGTGATGATAAAATTAGACTACAAAATTTGTATTTAGGATACAACTCTAGTGATGATAAACTAACATTTAACGGTAAAGTAACTTTTTAATGGATTATTTTAATAGATACGGACAATTTTTAATAAATGGTGAACAAACAGTTGTACCATATGTAAATCTACCAAAAAAATCGACAGATGTTAAATATGTGTTTCGTGCGGGTATAACAAGACTTGATAAAATAAGTCAAGAATATTATGCATCACCTTATTTTGGATGGTTGATTTTAGTTGGTAATCCTGAATATGGTGGATTAGAATGGAATATACCTGACAATGCGGTGTTGAATATTCCATATCCGTTGGTGGCTTCTTTACAAGATTATAATAATGCGTTAAAAACAAGATTCTATTACTATGGCAGATAATTTTGGTGGTTCAGAAAATATATTTTACATTGACGATGGTAATATTGTTTTAATTGACCCAAATTCAATAATCGACTCTAATGGTCAAAAAAAAGACCGAGTTATTAAACAAGAGAACATCGTTATGTATGCTAATTTGGAGGTAGATTCGGTACCTAGAACTAAATTAGCTGTCGGCCAAGGGATTGAATCGGGTATTAACAATGTTAATATTGCGTCTTTAAATTTTTTAAAACCACAAGACAAAAATGTTTTAGACACATCATATACCGACCAATTGACGGGTGGGAGAAATCTACAAGGTGGAATAAATCAAATTTCATTTACAACAAATCAAAATCCCCAACAAACTAATTATGTTGATACGCAATTATTGGGAATTAAAAATATTTCAGTTGATATAAAATTTAATGGTGTTCCCGAAGTTAGTATGACTTTGGTTGATGTTCAAGGAAGGTCCTTATTTGAGACAGGTGGGAATTCACCATATTCGGTATTTTTATATTATCCATACCCAATGTTTAGGTTAACACTGAAAGGTTACTATGGTAAGGCTATTCAATATGAACTAATGTTATTGAACTTCAACGCATCATTTGATTCTTCAACAGGAAATTATTTGGTTGATTTAAAATTCATTGCTAGAACGAGCGCAATATTAGATGATATTAGACTTGGTTATTTATTTGCATTACCAAATATGTATCCATCGTATCAAATACCGACGGTGAATGATGATAATACGTCTCAGCAAGGTACTGCATCGACACAACAAATTGGTGTTGGTGACACACAAGAATTAACCATTAATACTTCATCCAAAGGTTATGATAAAATTAAACAAGTATTTGAAGAATACAAACAAAAAGGTTTAATTGATAATAATGTTCCGGTTTTAACCTTAAACGAAATGAGTGTTAATTTACAAAAATACACGCAATTTTTGAATGAGGAATTTAATAGTTTAGATTTTAAACGTGTTGTTGCATTAACACGGTATAAAGAATCTGTAGACAAATTTAACGAAAATCTTAATAAATGGCGTGAAACTTTTATCGAATTAGATGATGTTATTGTTTTAAAAGAATCGTCAAAGGGTAGAATTTTATACGGATTAAAAAATATTACATTTGTTACTGATGTTAATGGTAATAAGGGTAAAGAGTCAAATTTAGTTGTAAGACAAAATGCAGAAACTAAATTAACCGGACTAACACTTAGTTTTAAAAGTGAAATTAATAGTGTTCCAGTATGGAATAATGAAATATCAATATCTAATAATATCTACGACATTGAATTCTTTAAGGAAAAGTTTACGGAAAATGATATTGATTTTAACGAAACGTATCGTAAACGAGAGGGTAGAATTGCAACATCAATAACCGACCCCGCATTTATTTCGTTTAAAACTAATCTAATTAGTTCTTTAAAAAATAAAGGTGTTTTTAATTCAGAAATTACGGATGGTAACCCGTATTATTTTACATTTGATAAAATTAATACTGAAATCAATAGTCTTAACGGTATTATAGTTCAAAAAGAACAACAAGAAAATGAAAATTTAAACACAGTACTTTTAAACCAAATTAAAGTAAAGGGTGATACAACTAATTTAGTTTTTAGACCGACGGTTCGAAATGTTATCGGTGTTATTATGGCATCCGTTGACGCATTTTATCGAATGATGGATGATGTTCATAAAAACGCGTGGAACCAAAGACAAAATAGTTATCGTTTAAGTTCAATATTACAAAATATTCCGTCACAAGAAGGTAAAGACTCGGTAACGACTGCTAATGGTCAGAACCAATCGAGATTAATATACCCTTGGCCACAATTTGTACAAAAAAAAGAAACTTCAGGTAAGGTTGATTATCAAGTAACATATCCTGGCTCTAAGTCGGTATCTAATTTTACTAAAGGTTATGACCCAAGAGTTTGGCCCGAAGTTGAGTTCGTTGAACAATATCTAAATGCGATTGTTCAAAAAGAATTAAAATACGATTCAAATGTTCAAGGTAATGGTGACATTGTGTTAAAATACACACCAACAAGTGCGATAGAATTTAACTTACTCAATAATGTTTATGTTAATCAACAAGTCGTTGATTTTATGTATGAATTTTATGAAAGATTATTGTTAAATGTGTTTTATTCCGGATTGTATTATACACAATCAGACCGCGATTTGACATATGTAGGTTCCCAAATTGAATATAATAACATAATTAATTCAGGGTTGGGTTATGGCGAATTAAGGGATATTTTAATTAACCAACTACCTACGACAAATCTTTATGATTTTCTTAAGTCTACAGGTGGGGATAACGAGGAAGGAACCAAGTGGAACAATTTTAAACTACAAAAGTTTAATACGAATTACATTAACGATAAAGTTCAAAATAGTTTTAATATATATTCGGAATCCGGATTTAATCAATTAAGTCTAAAACCTGTCAAAATCAGTGCGGTTGATGATATTGGGAAGTATTTGAAGAGTACAAACACAAATCAAAAAACTTTATTTGATACATATCCGTTTACAATTGACAAATGGAAATCAAAACTTGAATCATCGACAAATAACATATATTCAACAATAGAATCATTAGGTTTTGATAATGGTAATTTAATGATTACAAATTATTCGAATAAAAAAGTTTCTTACTTAAATAAGTTGAGTTCATCTTTGTCAGGATTTACAAAATCAGACATTATTAATCATAGTATAATTAAAGATTATTATACACAAAGATTTGATGATTCAAAATATAGACAGATAACTGAGGGTAATATTACTTACGGTGACGATAATCTTAGTTCAAAACAAACCACAAGTATTTTAAACACACCATACTTCATTAATTCGTTAATGGGGGCTTCGAGTATTACTGGGGACACTCAACTTGTTACTTCGGCATATCTCTTCTTAAATTCTTTACCGTTATCTACATTATATGAAAGATTTTTAGATGTTAGTTCAGGGAAGAAAGGTGAATATATTTTTGCATCTTTAAATAAATTTTCCGCAATACACAAAATACCCTTTGCTTGGGTGTTAAAAATGGGTTCGGTGTGGCATCGATATAAGAAATATATTAATGATGGTGTGGATATTTTAGACTCGGCTTGGAAGGACTTTGATTATAAGATGGCGTATGACCCAATAACATCGTCGACGACCAAGAATTATCAAATTTGTATTAACGGTTCAGACATTAAAACCACATTCGTATTAAATGGTACTAATAATATTAATGTTGGATTTTATCCTGAATTATATAATAATTTTTATAAATTATTTACAGGGTATGATTTATTCAAAAATAATGATGTTAATGATAAAGATGTTGATTTTTATAAAAATAATTTAAAGATTGTTAATCAACCTGTTTTAGATACTTTAAATGGTCCTATATCGTCTTATTTTTCTTATTTTAAAATTGATAACAATTTTGTTAACTTTTTTACACCTGAAGATATTAATAAGTCTTTGATATTACCATCCGCCGGATATGTACCATTTCAACAAAGTTATTATGAGGTGACAACAGATGATTCAGGAAATATTGGTAAAGATGTTTTAGTTGATAATAACGGTATGTATAACGGTACTGCTAAGTTATTTTGGGGTTCGCCAAATTATGGTTGGTTTGATAATACCAAAATTAATAAGCCGGAATATAATGAATACTTAAAATATATTAGACCAGGTTCAGATGACAACCAGGTTGAATTTGATTTAGGTTCACAATATTCAAAAATCGAAGATTTGTTTGGTGTGTTTAACAAAGAACAATTAGATTTTTTTGAAAATGAATTTTTAGAATTCTGTAAGGATGACGGAGAATCTAAAATATATTTAAAATCTGATGAAATTGATAATAGTTATGGTAATTTTAAATCACTTTTACGAAAATTATTCATATTGGATATTGGAGATTCGTTATCTGCAAGAAACATTTCAGATATTCAAACAAATGAAATTAATCAGACAATAACTAAATTTCTAAATATTAATGTTTTTTTAAAAAATGGTAACCCAAAGGAATTTGATAGGTATAGTTTTGGTATCTTTCAGAATGAATTAAAATTAAAACCTGAAAATATTGACAAATCCACTTATGGTGCATATATTACAAATACATTACCAACATCTGGTGGGGTTACTTTGGAACAATCTAAATCTCAAAACCCTGATGCGTGGAAGGCATTGCAAACTAATGTCGGATTTTCGACCATTGATGGGATATCTTATGGTGAGACATCAACAATTTATGATTTCTTCATAGATAACGACATACAATTTAATGTGACAAATATTGACTCGTTAAGTAAATTAATTAAAATGTATGCAACAAAAAAATATGAAAATAGTAATTATAATGCAACATTATTTAGCGAAGACTTAACAACACTGATGAATCTTCCATTTACTAAACGTAATGATATTGAAAACCAAATTAAATTTAGATTAAGTAATGGTTTAGAAAATCAAGAGCCAATAACCGAAACTAGTTTTAATATGGTTAATGGTGACGCTATTAAATTAGAAACTTGGGAATTATTTAAATCCGTTAATGATAAATGGGTGTCAGGTATAGATTTTAGTAACAGACTTTTATTTGATGAATTTTTATTTTTTGATAGGTCCAATAGAGATATTGGTGATGAGTTAATTGTTAATGTCGATACTATTAGAAAATATTGTATTTGGGAAAACGGTAACACATCAATTATGTCTTTAATTAGACAGATATTATCAAACAATCGAATGAACTTCTTCGTCATGCCGGCATATATTAATTTCTACGGTAAACCGAGTTCAAGGTCGACAAACAAAAATCAATCAATATTACAAAATGCTAATGATGTTTTCAGCACATTTACATATGTAGATTATATTGATTCTGCCCCTAAATTTTTATGTCAATATGTTGATAGGCCGTCTCAAACACTCTCAATGGACAATGACCCTAAATATCCGTTTAAGAGTGATTCATTTGATTTAGGAAATCAGGCCGGAAATCCGATTAGAAATACAACACCGGTACCTGAGTCTCAACAATTCAAAAATAATAAAGTGGTTGGGTTTGTTGTGGATTTTGGTGTTCAAAATCAAAGTATTTTTAAATCGATTGAAATTACTCAGAATCAGAATGTAACATCATCAGAACAAATCGATACGATTATTGGAATGGGTTTACAAGGTTCTGGGAAACAGACTGCACAACAAACAACCGCATTATTCGAATTTTATAAAAATCGTTCTTATGATTGTACCGTTAAGATTATTGGTAATGTTATGATACAACCAACAATGTACTTTGTTATTCGACACATGCCAATGTTTAATGGGACATATATGATTCGAAATGTAAAACACACAATATCACCTGGAGCGTTCAATACGGAATTTCAAGGACAAAGAATTTCTTCAACAATTAATGCTAAAATTACGGATGAATTGGCTGCGGTTAATCAAGATTTCACAAAAAAACTGCAAGATAAAATCAAGGTATTCGTTAATAACAACACTATTGTAACATTTAATAGTGGTATTAATCAGTATATTACAAACCCACAAGAAGCTAAAGATTATTTAATATCGGGTAGAACACCATACCAAGGAAATATTGTTAAATCAAAAAACAATAAAGAGCAAATTTGTTATGAAAATATTCATGAATCGTTATCTAAAATAATAAATGTTGATTATTCTGAACAAAATATTACACAAACAACATTAGTAAATTTATTGAAAACAAATGTTACAGATGAAAGACTTAGATTATATCTATACACGTTAGTTTATTTGTTAGGTTATAAAAATGAAAAGAATATTACTTACAAACAAAATAACCTATATGGTGTTACTGCGGATATAAATTGGGGAGGATTATCAACAAAAATTAATGGATATCGATGTTTAATATCTCCTGAAAATAACGTAATACCATTTGCATCGTTTGAAACGCTTCAAAAAAATATTGAATTGGTAAGAGATTTTTATGAAAATAAAATAACACCATATTTTAATACTAACAATACTGGGAACACATGCGTAAATGAAGTTGAATATTCAGCACTAAATATTGATAATCTTGAATGTACCGCATTGGCATTCATTAATATTTTCTATAATACTTGGTATACATCGGGAAATAATGCAAAGATTTATTCAGAATCACCACAATTTAATGATTGGTTGGGAATTGCTAAAAGTGCTATAACCAAAGGATTACGAAGTGATACTGGACTAATTTAAACTAATTATATATTTATAATAAAATACTATGAATAATTTGAAAAACGTATTGGATAATTATCTTAATAAAGATACAACTATCGCTGAAAAAGATTTAGGTAATGGTTATAAAGAAGTTTGTGATTTACAAACAGGTGACTGTTACACTGTAAGATTAAAAGACGGATTAATTGAAAGAGTTGACAACACAGTCAAATTAAACAGAACTTTAAAAGTTGAAACACCAACAGGTATTAAAACATTATTGAGAGATTAATATGAAAAGTCAAATTTCCGAACTTTTGTTAAGAGAACTTAACCGACATAACTATATCAATAGTTACATAAAAGAACAGGCCGAGTTAGGTGTTGATGATGCTGACGCGGTTACTGATGAACCAACGGCACCTGAACCTACTGATATTACATTAGGTGGTTCAACACCACCGACAGGTGAACCTGTGACTGAACCGGGGCAACCAATAGATATTGAAAATGACCCCGATGTTGAAGAAATAACCGGTGATACTGCAACTGACACTGTAAGTGATACTGTAACTGACACAGAAAGTGGAACAGAAGAAATTGATATCACAGAACTTGTGGACAGTCAAAAAAATATAATGTCAAAACAAGATGAATACATGACTTCAATGATTAGTAAATTAAACGACTTAGAACAAAAATTATCACAAATGGATTCTATTTTTGAAAAAATAAATTCAATTGAAGATAAGATTGAAAAATATAGACCTAAAACCGCAGAAGAAAAATTACAACTTAGGTCATTGGACTCATATCCGTATTCGCAAAAATTGACTGATTTCTTTGAAGAAAAACAACCTGAAATGGAACAAACGGGAAAAAATGTATATACATTAACACCTGAAGATATTGAGGATGTTGACAAAACAACAATAAGAAAATCTTTTGACGCTGGTTTACAAAACTAATTTGATTTTGATTTAGTTTTTGTTATAATTGAAATATAGAAATTATAACAAACTAATATGCAAGACAAAACTTTTGATGCCGTTTTGGCGCAGTACGAACAAAACACAAAACCTTATGGTGATTCAACACCGATGACACAAGAAGAAAGAATGAAGCGATACTTTGCGGCAATTCTTCCTAAAGGTGAAAATTCGGGACAAAGAAGAATTCGAATCCTACCTACTAATGATGGTAGCTCTCCCTTTAAAGAAGTATGGTTCCACGAAGTTCAAGTTAATGGAACTTATAACAAATTTTATGACCCTGATAAAAATGAAGGTGGTCGTTCTCCATTAACTGAAGTTTATGAAGAATTGATGAAAACTGGTAAACAATCTGATAAAGATTTAGCTGCTCAGTATAAATCTCGTAAATTTTATATTGTTAAAGTTATTGACCGTGATAACGAAGCTGACGGTGTTAAATTTTGGAGATTTAAACACAATTATAAACAAGACGGTGTCTTGGATAAAATCATCCCAATTTGGAGAGCTAAAGGTAATTTAACTGACCCGAATGAAGGTCGAGATTTGATTATTCAATTGGTTAAATCTAAAACACCAAAAGGGAAAGAATATACAACAATTCAGACAGTTATGTATGACGACCCAAGTAAGTTATCTGAAATTGAGGAACAAATGGAGGCGTGGAAAAATGACACAACAACATGGGCAGATGTTTACGCTAAAAAACCTGTTGAATATTTGGAAGCAATCGCCCGTGGTGAAATTCCACGTTGGGATTCTGAATCTAAAAAATATGTATATGGTGATGATGCTGTTGAAGTGTTTGGTGGTTCAAATATGACTGTTGACCCACAATCAGGTATGGACCCTGATGACGAATTACCATTCTAATAATATATTGAGCATGGACACATACATCGACATTGTGTCCATGTTCTTATTTTTTAACACAAAAAACAAACAACGCATAGACAATGAAAATTAGAGAAAAAATGTTTGATGCTCTCTTAAAAAAATATGAGAGTGAGATTGCGGAAGCTGAGGCAACACTAATGGTTTATATGGAAAACCCGGTGGGTATCGGTGAACATCCCCAACATTTAGAAGAAATGGATAAGTTTGTTGAGCAATTATCAAACTCATCTGACAAAATAGTTAATTTACAAAAATTTTATTCTAGAAATTATGGCAATTAAAAAAAATGATTTTAGTTCGTTGAAGAAGAAGTTCTCAACTTCTGCGAAGTATAAACCGCAAAGATATCTTGATTTAGGAAAAGATTTCTTGGATGCGGTTGGACTTCCGGGTCCTGCAATTGGACATTTAAATATGTTCTTAGGTCACTCAGATACGGGCAAAACAACCGCGGCTGTTAAATCGGCAGTTGCCGCTCAAAAAATGGGGATATTACCTGTCTTCATTATTACTGAGCAAAAATGGAGTTTTGAACACGCAAAACTTATGGGTTTCGATTGCGATGAGATTATCGATGAAGAAACGGGCGAAGCAGATTGGGACGGATTTTATATATTCAATAATAACTTCAACTATATTGAACAGATTACTGATTATATTAATGAGTTATTAGACGCACAAGAAAAAGGTGAATTGGATTATAGTTTATGTTTTATTTGGGATTCGGTAGGTTCGGTTCCTTGTAAGATGACTTATGAAGGTAAAGGTGGGAAACAGCACAACGCTGCGGTTCTTGCCGACAAAATTGGTATGGGTATCAATCAACGTATTTCAGGTTCAAGAAAATCTGATTCAAAACACGAAAACACTTTGATTATCATTAACCAACCTTGGGTTGAGTTGCCTGATAATCCATTTGGTCAACCAAAAATTAAAGCAAAAGGTGGTGAAGCAATTTGGTTGAACTCATCTTTGGTATTCTTATTTGGAAATCAAAAAGGTGCGGGTACAAACAAAATAACTGCGACCAAAGATAAGCGTAGTGTTAAATTTGCAATTCGTAGCAAAGTGTCGGTATTAAAGAACCATATTAATGGCTTAGGATATGAAGATGGTAAGATTATTGTGACACCACATGGATTTTTGGCTGGTAAAGATAGTACTGAAGAAAAGGCATCAATTGAATCGTATAAAAAAGAATATGCGGAATATTGGAGTCAAATTATCGGGATTGATGGTGATTTCGATTTGAAAGAAGAACGGGTTTTAGAATAAAAAAATAAAAGTGGTAAAGACATTAGTAGTTGACGGGGATAATTTATTTAAAATTGGATTTCACGGGGTAAAAGAATTTTACCATGAGGGTAAACACATAGGTGGTATTTATCACTGTATCAATGTAATTCAAAGATTTTTATCGGATTATAATTACGACAAGGTTATAGTTTTTTGGGATGGGGAAAATAACTCATCCCAAAGAAAGTTATTATATAGTCAATATAAAGAAAATCGTAAAAATACGATGACTATAGATAAAAAAGAATCTTTTTATGACCAACGAACAAGATTGAAAGAATATCTTGAAGAAATGTTTGTTAGACAGGTTAGTATACCTAATCATGAATGTGATGATTTGATTGCTTATTATTGTAAAATAAGTGACGAAAAAATTACGATTTTATCGTCAGATAAGGACTTAACACAGTTAATTAACGAGAGAGTTCATATATACTCACCAATATCGAAAGAATGGATAACTGATAAACATAAAGTTAAGTTAGGGGGGATAATGGTTCCCGTATCAAATGTTAAAGTTGTTAAAATTATCTTAGGAGATAAATCAGATAACATTGATGGTATATTAAATTTTGGCGAAAAAAGATTAATTAAATATTTTCCCGAGGTACTTGAAACAACGATAACTGCCGATTATATTTTAGAAAAATCTAAGGAAATCTTATTACAGGATGAAAAAAACAAACCGATTAAAAATCTCGTATGTGGGACAACAAAATCAGGAACGTATGGGGATGAATATTTCCGTATTAGGGAAAAAATTGTTAGCTTGTCAAATCCGTTAATGACAGAAGATGCTAAAAAAGAAGTTGAGCTTTATTATACCGAAAATATCGACCCCGACGGTAGGGGATATAAAAACCTCATGAAAATGATGATAGATGATGGTATTTTCAAATATCTCCCAAAACATGACAACGCTTGGGTTGAATTCTTACAACCAATATTAAAATTAACAAGAAAAGAAAAAAAAAGGTTTAAAAATTAAATATATGAAAGAAAGAACAGACGTAACCAAAATGGAATTTTTGGTAAAGTTAAATGACAACATCGTTATTCAACGTTTTTTTAATGTAAAAAACTACAATGATGATGCTCGCTACAGTTTAGAATTACATGATGCTTTAGTTGAAATTGGTAATCATGTTGAAAAACAACTTTGGATTAGGTCACATGATTATATGGCTGAAAATGCTGATATGATAATGAATGACCCAAATGTTATGAACACATCAAAGACTGACGGACCTGAGTGGTTTAACTTGTCGGTTAGACTTGGGGAACAGACAATTTGTCAGAGAGGGTTTGATGCAAAACCATACCCACCAAAGGCTAGATATACCGTAGACATACGACCAGAGTCAAAAACGATTCTTAATATGTTGACTGACATTTTTTCAGGTGAAAATTTTTCTAAAAATTATTTGAATTATCAACTTGGTTGATAGTATTTATTCTTACAAGTCGGATTAAAATATATGGCAAGCGATAAAAATTTTGGTTATTTAGGTAATACTTTTCAGATTCAACTTGTAAATCAATTAGTGATAAACAAAGACTTTGCACGTTCAATTATTGATGTATTGGATTCAAAATATTTTGATAATCAATACTTCAAGATTATTGTGCAAATGATAAAAGAATATTATAAGAAGTATGAAAGTGTCCCATCTTTTGAAACTTTGGACCAGCTTACACGTTCTGAAATTACTTCAGACGCGGCAAGAAGGATAGTACAAGACACATTAATACAAATTAAAGATTCTAGTTTAGACGGACATCAATTCGTTATTGAAAAGGCTCTTAAATTCTGTAAACAACAAGAGTTACAGAAAGTTATGACCAAAGCTCAAAAAATTATTGATAAAGGTGATTTTGAAAGTTATGACCAACTTGAAGAAATGGTTAATAAAGCGTTACAGGTTGGTGAAATTGATGAAGGAGAACAAGATGTTTTTTCTAATTTAGATGAAGTACTTGACGATGATTATCGTCATCCAATACCAATCGGTATACCGGGTATTGATAATTTGTTAAAAGGTGGTTTGGCAAAGGGTGAATTAGGAGTTATATTGGCCCCAACAGGTGTGGGTAAAAGTTTACCTAATTCAGAACCTGTGTTAACACCTAACGGGTGGGTTAAAATGGGTGATATTAAACTTGGTGATAAAATAATTGGTAGTGACGGTAACGAACAGTATGTTATTGGCGTGTACCCACAAGGTGTTAGGTCGATTTATAAAGTTGAATTCACTGATGATACTTTTGTAAATTGCGATGAGGAACATCTTTGGAGTGTTAATACTCTTAATATGAGAACTGCTAAAACAAGAGTTAAGGGTGAAAGTGTATATAAACCAAATTATGGATATAAAGTGGTTAAAACGTCGGATATGATAAGCTCTATTAAGAAGAATGGTAGATATAATTATAGATTACCTGTAGTTAGTCCTATTAATTTTAATGAAAAAGAGGTATTAATTAATCCTTATTTACTTGGTTTATTATTAGGGGATGGTAGCATTTGTGAAAGTGGTGTTAGAATTTCGACTAAGGATGATGAATTGTTTGATAATATATCATATCTTAATGAACATTCGTCTTTTAATGAATACTTTAGAACTGAAACAAAAAGTATAAAATCAATAAATCTTAAATCGGGTATTAAACAACGTCTTAATGAATATGGGTTGTTAAATAAAAAATCTAACAATAAGTTTATACCTAAAGATTATTTATATAATTCAGTCAAAAATAGGGTATCATTATTACAAGGTTTGATGGATACCGATGGTTATGTTAATAAAAACAGTACTGTACAATTTACGACAATATCAGAACAATTATGTAATGATGTTAGAGAGTTAGTATTATCATTAGGTGGTACCGTGAAAATTAATACAAAAGTACCGAAGTATGTGTATAATGGTGTAAAAAAAGAAGGTCAATTATCTTATACAATCACAATGTCATTCGCTAATGATATTGTACCTTTTAAGTTATTACGTAAAGTTTCTAAATATTATAAAAGAAAAAAATATCTTGAACAAAAATATGTGAAAGCAATTACATATTCACATAATGAAGAAGCGACATGTATTAAAGTTTCCAACCCTGATGAATTGTTTGTGACTAGGGATTATGTGTTAACACATAACACAACTGTATTATCTAAAATTGCGAATCATGCCTTTAATCTTGGATATAACGTACTTCAAATATTTTTTGAAGATAATCCTAAAATTATCCAAAGAAAACATTTTACAATGTGGACGGGTATTGCACCTGATGAACTATCATTTAATAAAGATAAAGTGATGGAAAAGGTTAAAGAAATTAGGGAAAATACTAAAAATAGATTAATTTTGAAAAAATATCCATCAGATACACTTACTATGTCTCAGATTAAAAATCAAGTTAGGAAGATGATTGCTGAGGGTAATAAAATTGATTTAATTGTTTTGGATTATATTGATTGTATTGTTCCTGACAAAAATTTAGGGGATGAATGGAAAAGTGAAGGTTCTGTTATGAGAGGATATGAGGCATTATGTCATGAGTTGGATATTGCTGGTTGGACGGCAACACAGGGAAATAGAAGTTCGATTTCTTCGGACGTTGTAACCACAGACCAAATGGGTGGTTCTATTAAGAAGGCCCAAGTTGGACACGTTATTATTTCAGTTGCAAAGAGTTTACAACAAAAAGAGATGAAACTAGCAACAATTGCTATCACTAAATCAAGAATTGGTCAAGATGGTATCGTGTTTGAAAATTGTAAATTTGATAATGAATTGATGCAAATTGATACAGAAAGTTCAGTTACTTTCTTAGGTCTTGAAGAACAAAAAGAAGAAAAAAATAGAAATAGAGTTAAAGAATTATTAGAAAAAAGAAAACAAGAACAAGGTATATAAAATTATGGAAAAAATATTAATAGAGAACCCGAATAGGTTTGTTATCTTCCCAATTCAACATAATGACATATGGGAATTTTATAAAATGCATCAAGCGGCATTTTGGACGGCAGAAGAGATTGATTTAACAAATGACATTAGAGATTGGAATAATCTATCCGAGAATGAACAATATTTTATTAAAAATATTCTATCATTCTTCGCAGCTTCCGATGGTATTGTAAATGAAAACTTGGCGGAAAACTTTTATCGTGAAGTGCAATATCCTGAGGCAAAATTCTTTTATGGGATGCAATTGGCTATGGAAAATATTCATAGTTTGATGTATTCCCTTCTTATTGACACTTACATATCAAGTGAAGAAGAAAAGAATCTATGTTTTACTGCGTTGGATAATTTACCTGCGGTTCAGAAGAAGGCTAAATGGGCTTTAGATTGGATTGAAAAGGCATCTTTCCAAGAAAGATTGGTGGCATTCGCAGCGGTTGAAGGTATCTTTTTTTCAGGTTCATTCTGTTCAATTTTTTGGTTAAAATCCAGAGGTATTATGCAAGGTTTATGTAATGCCAATTCATTAATATTTAAAGATGAAAATTTACACTGTGATTTTGCAATTCATCTTTTAAATAATCACGTTGAAAATCGACCAAGTAATGAAAGAATCCGTGAGATTTTATTGTCGGCATTGGAAATAGAAAAAGAATTTATCACTGAGTCATTACCAGTATCTTTGATTGGTATGAATTCAAATTTAATGAAACAATATCTTGAGTTTGTTGTAGATGGATTGTTGGTTAAATTAGGTTGTAATAAAGAGTTTAATGTTGAACAACCATTTAAATTTATGGAACAAATTGCCGTTGAAACTAAAGGTAATTTTTTCGAATCAAGAACTGTTGAATATCAAAAGGCAAAATTAAACGAAACTATTTCTTTTGAGGAAGATTTCTAATATAAAACGATATGATGTCATTAAAAATTAAAAAAAGAAATGGTGAGGATGTATCGTTTAATCCTCAAAAAATTTATAATCGCGTTAAACGAGCAGCGAAAGGTCTGAATGTAAATTCTGATGAGATATTCATCAAGGTAATTACGTCGGTACCAACCGAAGGTCTAATTACAACTAAAGAATTAGACAAGTTAATTTATGAAATTGCTGCGTCATATACTGGTAGTCATCATGACTATTCAAGATTAGCATCATCTGTGGCGATTTCATCATACCATAAAGAAACTAATGATAGTTTTTGTGAAACTATTTTGGAATTACACGCAACCGGTGTGATTAACGATGAGTTAATTCAAATTATAGATTCTTATGGTCATGATAAAATCGATGATGTTATTAATCATGAAAATGATTATAACTTTGATTATTTTGCTTGGCGTTCATTACAGGAAATGTACCTGTTAAAGACACCTCAAGGTAAAGTTATTGAAAGACCACAACACATGTATATGAGAGTTGCTCTGTGGGTCACAAAGTCATTTGAACAGGCGGTTGAATATTATCAATCATTGTCAAATCAACTTATATCACCGGCAACACCAATCATCATTAATTCAGGGACCAAAGTTCCTCAATTGGCTTCTTGTGTGTTACATTATAATGATGCTGACTCACGTAATGGATTATTGAACACTTTAAATGATATTTCAACATATTCATCAGACGCTGCTGGTATCGGACTATCAATGTCTAATATTAGAAGTAAAGAAAGTCGTATTAGTACTTCAGGTGGTTTTGCAGGTGGATTGTTAAAATATTTAAAAATTGTTAATGAATCCTTAAGATTTTTTAACCAACAAGGAAGACGACCCGGTAGTGCAGCAATCTACATCGAACCATGGCATAAAGATGTTATGGATTTATTAGATATTAAGAAGAATACAGGTGCTGAGGAATTAAGAGCTAGAGATTTATTCACAGCTCTTTGGATTCCTGATAACTTCATGAGAGCGGTTAGAGAGAGTGGTGATTGGTATTTGTTCTGTCCTAACGATATTATCAACGCAGGGATTAAACCACTTCAAGAATGTTATGGTGATGAATACGAGGCAAACTACAACAAGGCTGTTGAATTAGGTATCGGTAAAAAAGTTAAGGCACAAGATATTTGGACTAAGATTATTGAATCACAAGTTGAGACGGGTGTACCTTATTTATGTTCTAAAGACAATGCAAATAAAAAGACGAATCATCAGAATATTGGTGTGATTAAACAATCAAATCTTTGTAACGAGATATATCAATATACAGATGAAGAAACAACGGCAATTTGTACCCTATCTTCAATGGTGTTGAAGAACTTTATCAATAAAGGTGAATTTAATTTTGATTTATTATATAACGAAGTAAGAAAAGTTGTTAGAGCACTTAACAAAGTTATTGATATTAATAGTTACTCAACAGAAAAGGGTAGAAAAGGTGGATTGGACCAAAGAGCAATTGCCATCGGAACCCAAGGATTGGCGGATGTGTTCTTCTTGATGGATTATATTTTTACATCGGAAGACGCTAAGAAATTGAATAAAATGATATTTGAAACAATCTATTTTGCCGCGATTACTGAAAGTATGTCACTATGTAAATCTGGTGAATATAAACCTTACGCTCATTTTGAGGGCTCGCCAATGTCAAAAGGAATTTTTCAATTTGACATGTGGGGGTTGGATTATAACGAACTAAGTGGTTTATGGGATTGGGATAATCTTAAGTTGGATGTATCTAATCACGGAATTTGTAATTCATTATTTACGGCTCAGATGCCGGTGGCGTCTTCGGCTAAGATTACAGGTTCATATGAAATGACAGAACCAGCCCATTCAGCAATCTTTAACAGACGAGTTGTTGGTGGTGAAATCATGATTGTTAATAAATATTTAATTAACGATTTCGAAAAAATGGGTATTTGGTGTGAAGATTTGAAAAACGAAATAATCCTAAATGAAGGGTCGATTCAAAACATTAACTTTAATAATTATCTTGATACTGACGATAAAAACTATGGTAAAAAGGTTAAAAGAATCGAACACTTATTATCTAAATATAAAACAATTTGGGAGATATCTCAAAGAGAATTAATTAATATGGCAGCGGATAGGGCACCGTTTATTGACCAATCACAATCAATGAACATTTATATGGCAAATCCAACATTGTCTAAAATAACATCATCACATTTCCATTCATGGGAAAAAGGTCTGAAGACATTATGTTATTATGTTAGAACTAAGGCGATTTCTACGGGGGCTAAACACTTAGCGGTTGATATTTCTAAAACACAACAACCTAAGATTAAGGTTGAAACACCTAAAGTAGATATCCAAGGATTAACACAAAAACCGGACGACAGTCCTTTCGAATGTTTTGGATGTAGTTCCTAATTTAAAATCCCGATTTTATCGGGATTTTTCATTTTAAGACTATTTAAAGAAAAATGGATAGTAATATATTTATAAACAATGGCTAAAGGTGTTACATATGGTGTTAATTTCCCATTCACGGATTCAATTAAAGGTGATTACATATCACTTTCACAGAACCCTGACCAAGAAATAAGAAGTAATTTATTACATTTACTTTTAACTCGAAAAGGAAGTAGGTATTATTTACCTGATTTTGGTTCAAGATTATATGAATTTATATTTGAACCTTTTGATGGTATAACATTCGAGGCGGTTAAGGATGATATTCGTGATAGTGTTAGTAAATATATTCCTAATTTGGTGATTAATGATGTAATTGTATTACCATATAATGAATACGAAAGTGAAGGGTCTTTAAATCTTAATAATTTAGGTAATGGTGTATATAGAATTGCGGGTCGAGGAACCGAAGAATATACAGCTAAGATTAGAATCGACTATACAATAACTGATAATGCCTTTCAAACAAGGGACTTTATAATAATTAACATTTAAAATAATGACAGAAAGAAGAATATCCTATACGGTTCGCGATTTTGCGGCACTAAGACAAGAATTAATAGACTATACAAGAAAGTATTATCCTGACCTAATTGATAATTTCAATGACGCATCAATATTTTCGGTTTTTTTAGATTTAAATGCTGCAGTAACAGATAATTTACATTATCATATTGACCGAAGTTTACAAGAGACTGTATTGGAATTTGCCAAACAAAGAAGTTCCTTATATAATATTGCCAGAACATATGGTTTGAAGATACCGGGTAATAGACCATCAGTTGCGGTTTGTGATATAACAATTAATGTTCCCGTGTTAGGTGATAGACCGAATCCTGATTACATGGGTGTTTTACGTGCAGGTTCACAATTTATTGGTGCGGGTCAAACATTTGAAAATCCTAATGATATTAATTTCGCATCACAATTTAATTCATCAGGACAACCAAATCAAAAGGTGATACCAATCCTTGATGCAAATAATAACGTTCAAAGCTATAATATAACCAAAAGGGAAACTTTGGTCAATGGGATTACGAAGGTATTTAAAAAAGTTGTAACACCAGCGGACGCAATTCCGTTTCTTAATTTATTTTTACCTGAAAGAAACGTATTAAATGTAACATCGATAATACAAAAAGATGGTATTGAATATAATAATGTACCATCAAATTCTGAATTTCTATCGGAAAATGGGAAATGGTATGAAGTTCCTTCATTATCTGAAGATATTATCTTTATACCGGACACTACAAAAATTAGTGATAATTCAGG